CCGCCCGCCTTGACGGTGACGGCCACCCGGTCAGCCTCCAGCGCGCCCAGGTACAGCCCGGTGACAAAACCGGGCTTGAGCACGATGGTGAAGCTGCCCGGTCTGCGTGTTTTGGTGAACAGGTACTTGTCGAAAGCCGCCATCTGATTGCTCGGGGCGCCTTCGTCCTTCAGCCACCAGCCGCCCGAGCGCACGTCTGACGGCGGGTAGGTGTTTTGCGGGGCCGCTGTGAGGGGCTTTACGCACTCGTACGTGTAGCCCGCATCGATCACGCGTGCGCCCTCCGCGTAGTTGCCAGGCGCCCAGGCCACCTCCCCCACCGTGGTGTCCACGGCGGGGATGGTGGTGCCTGCGGCGATCATGCTGGCGGTGATGGTTTTGGGTAGCAAGATGTTCATGCAATGGCTTTCTGTCGCATGGCGTTACCGCCACCAGTTACTCGATCAAATTGCTCTGCCAACGCTGAGGTGCTTTCTGCCGTTTTGCCCGCTTGCTGCCGCAGTAAAGCGACTTCAGACCGCAGCTTCTGCAGCTCTTCAGCCACAGCCCCGCCACCGCCCGCAAGGGCGCTGCCGAGTTGCTGCTGGTTCCAGTACCGCGCGGGGCCTGTGGCCTCAATCTCCCAGCCACGCTCACCCACCATGCGCAGGCCACCCGAGTGCATGCCGCCGCCAGCAAAAGCTGGCAGGCCCACGCTGGCGAAGGCTTTCACCCAGTCGCTTTCGTAGTTGCCCGACAAGATGGACAGCAGCGGGATAGACCCGCCCGCAGACTTGAATGCCGCGTGCAGGCCAGCCAGGTCGCCAGTACCGTCGAACGAGTGGTAGACAGGCGAGAGCTTGTCCAGCTTGTCGATCAGGGACTGGTCCCGAATCGCTTCGTACCCCACCCCCGCCGTGCCGCCGTACACCAGGCGGAAGTACCGCGCTGGGTCTTGCGCAGGCTTGGAGCCGCCACCGCCACCAAACACCGCCCCGCCACCACCGCTGCCACTGCCGCTACCACCTGCGCCGCCGCCCGTGGGTTGCTTGGAGCCAGTGAGCGCGGCATTCAGCGCGGCAATGGCATCGGCAATGCTCAGCGTTGCGTCGTAGACGTTGTTGGCAATGTCTATCTGCTCCTGGTACCGGTCCAGCGCCTCTTCCTGCAGTTCGATCTGCAGGTTGATGGCTTCGGTCTGGTCGTCGATAGAGTCCAGCTGCGCCTGCAGCGCCTCCAGCTGCATTTCTGCCGCTGTTTTCTGCTTGCCGCTGATGGCCTCCAGCCCGCTCAGGCGGCCCGCGAGCACCAGGGTGTCGCGGTCGCGCTGGAACTGGGTGGCGTAGGCCCCGTCGGTAATGCCCGCGCGGGCGGCGCTGATGGCTTCCGAGAGCTGGTCCTGGTCGGGCAGGTAGCCGGTGCTTTGCGCCGCCTGCAGGGCCTGCAGAATGAACGCTTGCCCCTGCGCTGCCTGCATGGCTGCACTGCTTTGCACGTCGCCGTACAGGTCGCGGGCGTTGCTGCGCACCAGGTTGAACACCCCCGTGATGAGAGCGAGCGACTCTTGCTGCAGCGCCTGCTGCTGTTCGATGAACGCGCGGCTGTCGCCCAGGCTGCTGAGCTGGCTTTCGAGCAGCTTGCGCTCGCGGGCGTAGGCAGCCTGCAGGTTGGTGTAGGCGCGGTCGATAGCGGCCACGCGGTTCGCCTCTGCATCGGCAGCCGCCTGGGCCGCGTCTTCCAGCGCGTAGATTTGCAGCACCAGTGCGGCCAGGGCCGGGTCCAGCTTCATCAGCGCGTCGTACTCTGCCTTGCGCTTGCGCTCCAGAATGGCGCGGTCATTGCCCTGCAGGGCATCGAGCCGGTCTTGCAGGCTGCCACGGGATGCGGCAACGCGGGCGGCGTCTTCCAGCTCGTAGATCTGCGTGATGAGCGCAGCCAGAGCCGGGTCCAGCTTCACGATGGCGTCGTACTCTGCCTTGCGCTGCCGGTCCAAAATGGCCCGGTCATTGCCCTGCAGTGCGTCGAGCCGGTCTTGCAGGCTGCCGCGCGTGGCCTTGATGGTGTCACCCACCTGGGCCAGCTGCGAGAAGGCGCCCGCCATTTCCAGCAGCATCGCAATGGCCTTGCGGCCCTCTTCCGTGTTGGCGTCCTGCGCCTCGATCAGTTTGCGGTACTGCTCGCGGGCGTTGTCAACGGTGAAGTCGGGCATGTCCACATTGACCTTGCCCAGGCTTTCCTTGATCTGCCGCGCGAGGTTCGCGCGCTGCTCTTCGGGCGAATAGAAGTTGCTGTAGTAGGTGGATGCGTTGTTGCGGAACGCATCCAGCCCACCAGACAGCTCCACCAGCGCATAGCGGGCCTCGTCGCTGTAGGCTGAAAAGCCGGTGAGGCTTTTACCCAGCGTGTCGAACGTGGACTGCAGCGCGTTGATCTGCGCGATGATGCCGGTCAGCTCGTCCATGGCCGGGGTTTCGCCCAGGTCGTTGAGCAAGTCGTCGGCCCAGCTGGGCAGGTCCATATCCAGCAACACCTGGCGGGTGTCTTTGGCAATGGCCTCCAGGTACTGGCGGTAGCCCTCTTCACCGTCTGCAAACTCGCGCGGTGCCCACTTGCTTTGGCGGTCGTTCTCCCAGTTGAGCAGTTCTTTGCCGTCGAGGCTGATGCGGAACGCGCCCCAGGCACCGTCTTTGCTGGAGTCGTCAGCGAAGGCGGTAGCGATTTCAAAGCCTGCGGTGCGGCCAAACGAGGTTGCCACGCCGTCGAGCGACTCAGCCAGCCCACGGGCCAGGCGGCCCATGGCGCTCACGGTGTCGGCGCCCTTTTCAACACGGCCAAAGCCGATGTTGTAGTCCGTGGCGTCCTGGCCAGACGACAAGCCGTCGTCTTTGCTGTACCGCGCTGCACCGCCCGTGTGGTACGTGCCGGAATCATCCAGCCCGCCCAGAATAGACGCCAGGGCGGCAATGCCAGCAATCCAGGGCATGGCAGCGCCAATGCCGCTGAAAAGGCTGCCCGCGCTGGCAATGCCCCCCGTGGCTGCGCCGCCCGCCTGCGCTGCAGCCAAAGCCGCCGCTGTACTGGAGCTTGCGCCCAGGCCCAGGGTGGTGCCCAGGGCCACGTTGCCCACGCCCGTGCCAAAGATGGCGCCCAGGCTGCTGCCCACGGCCCCAGCAATGGATGAGCCCAGGCCGCTGATGAGCGCCGACGACCCAATATTGCCCAGCAGGCTGGTGCCCATGGAGCTGGCCGCGCCCATGCCCATGCTGTTCATCACGCCGGTGATGGCCATGCTCACCGGGCTCATCACTGCGCTGATGATGGGGCGCAGCACCAGGGTGTTGAACATGTTGCGCAGGGTGTTGCGCAAGTTCTCGGCAAAGCCCTTGCCGCTTTCAAAGCCGCGCAGCAAGGCATCGGTGATGCTGTCTTCGATTTTCTCGGCGGTGCGTTGCCACTCGGCGGCAGCGTCTTTGGCGGCTTTTTCGTTGGCCTCGCGGGTTGCCTTACCGGCTATCAGCGTGGCCAGCTCTTTGCGCGCATCAATCTCTTTTTGCAGGGCTTCGTAACCCTCAGACCCTTCGTAGAAGCCAGCCTGCTTTTCCTGCAGGCGCGCTATGGCCACGCGCTCCACGGCCTCGGCCAGGCTGATGTTGAGCGTGGTGGCAATGCTGACGGCCTCTTCCTCATCACGCATGCTGGTGATGCGGGCATTGATGGATTGCAGCGCCTGGTTGGCTGCGGCTTCCTGGGCCTGAATCCAGGCGGTGATGCCGTCTGCCTCTTTGCGGCGGGCGTCTGCCGCCGCCTGGGCAATCTTCAGCGCCTCTTCGCGCGACTTGTTCTCGGCATCTGTCGCCGCCTTCATGGCGGGCTGCTTGGCCAGCAGATCGGCCTGGGCCTTGGTGTATTGCGCCAGGCTCATGCCGCCCGCCTGGTAGATGGCGGTGAGGCGGTTCCAGTCTTCCGCGAAGCTGCTGGTGAGGCCGCTCAGCTCGGCCATCAGCTTGGCTTGCTCTTGCAGTTCCTTTTTGCGCTCTTCAGCCGCCTTTTTTGCGGCATCAGCCGCTGCCTTCAGCGCATTGGCGTCTGGCACATTGCCAACCGATGGGCGTGGAAGTGCCGGGTTCACGCTACCCCGCCCTGCCCCACCACCAGGTCCCGAAGGGACGAAGGGTGCGGGGGCTGGCTTGTCGGAGCCGCCGTAGAAGTCGCTAACCCAGTTCCAATAGTTCTCCGACTGAATGGACCAGAAGCTGCGGCCCGCTTCTCGACCCTCCTTGAACTTTGCGATCAGCGTGTTCAGGGATGTGACCATGGGGCCGACCAGGGCGCGGGCCGCCTCCTGGGCGTTGGCCTCCATCTCAGACAGCTGCTTGTTGAACTTGGCAGCTTCGTCGGCTTGTTCGGTGCTGACCGTGGCAACCAGCTTGCCCTTTTCGGCCAGGTCGTTCAGGAAGGGCATCACCTCGCGGATGCTCTTGCCAAACAGCTCTTGCACCAGGCGGGCCTTGTTGGCGTCGTCCTCAAACTCGGTGAGGGCCTGGGCGGTTTTGAGCAGGGCTTCGGCGGGGTCAAGGTCGCGCAGCTCTTTGGCGCTCAGGCCAATGGCCTTGAGGGCCAGCTCTTGCGCGCTGCCGGGCTTGGCTTCAGACAGCACCTGGTTGAACTTGACCAGGGTGGATGTGACCGAGTCCATGCTGTGGCCGGTGCGCTTGGCCACGTCTTCCAGGGCGCTGATGTTTTCAATGCTGGAGCCGGTGGCGTCTTTGATGTCGTTCAGGGCGTCAATGCCGTCATTGATGCCGCGCACGAAGCCCACGAAGGCGCCGATGGTGATGCTGCCCACCATGGCGGTGAGCGCGCTGCGGGCCAGCGATGCGGCGCCGCTGAGCGAGCCCATGGAGCCTTCCAGGCCTGCATTGGCGCGGGCGGCTTTTTCGGCCTTGTCGCGGGCGGCGTCGAGCTGGTCGAGGTAGGGCTTGAGGGCGTTGACGTCGGCACCGCGCAGGCGGGCAATGCTTTCCTGGTACTGGCGGTTGGCAGTGCCGCCCGCTTCGGCGGCAGCGATTTGGCGCTGCAGGCTGGCCACCATGTTTTTGGTGGCAGAGTCGAGACGGCGGGCCGAGTCCTCGCCACCGGCGCCGATCTTTTTGAGGCCTTCGCCGCCTGTGCGGCCCACCTGGTCGGCGGCCTGGCCCAGGGATGCGAGCGCTTTTTTGGCGCCAGCTACGCCAGTTTCCACGCGCGATGCGTCCGCGCCGATCTTGATTTCGGTGTTCAGGTCTTGTGTCACAGCTGGCCTTTGCAAACAAAAAAGGCCAGTGCAGACGTATGCACCGGCCTATTTTTTCGGGGGGTTGAATTCAGCGTGCGCATCGAGGGCGGCACGCTCCATCACTTCAAGCTGCGAGCGCAGCGCATCCCACTCTTCGGGGTCGGGCGCGGCCCGGTCCATGAGGGGGTAGAGGGCTTCCCACCGAAAGCCGATGGGCTGGCCGCTGGGGCCGTAGAGCCACCGCGAGCCAATGGACAGGAAAAAGAGCCAGGCGCGTTCGTTGTCGGGCCAGACTTCGAGGATTTCGGTCTCGTAGTCTTCCAGCTCGAAGCCCTCAGAGCGGGCCTCAGCCACCGTGTAGGGTGGCTCGATCAACGCCCGCGCAATGGCCTTCAGTTTCCCAACTGGCCTGCGTAGATGGCGCGTTCGTACTTGTCGAGGAACTTGCCCAGGGCGCCGCCAAAGTTGTCTTCCAGGTCGGCCAGGGTGTCGGCGTTGCAGGGCTCTGGCAGGCTCCAGCCTGCGAGCACTTTGGCCACCAGGGCGGCATCGCGTTCAATGCCTTCGGCCACCAGGTCATCGAGGCCGCGCTTGGCGGGGGCTGGCTGGGGTTCGGGTGCCTCAGCGTCGGCATCGCCCGTGGCCACGGCAGCCTGGGCGGCAGCGCGCAGGGCGTCGGTGTATTCGCGGCGCTCTTTGCTCCAGGCGCGCTTGCCCTTGAATTTGCACTGGAAGGTGATTTGCACACGCTCGCCGTCAAGGCGGTCCAGCTCCAGCGTCACGGGGAAGGTGACGGCCTGGCCGTTGGTGCTCTTGAGTTCGGTGGCGGGCTTGCTTTTGGCTTTGTCTTCAGACATGGGTGCTTTCCTTTTCGCTGGGGTGCAACAAACGCCCGTGCCCCACCCCGCCGCCCCAGCGAAGGGCGAACGAGGCAGGGTCGGTGCTCGGGTGGAATGGGCTTACGCCCGGTGGTGCTGCGTGGCGCTTAGGCCGCGTAGCGTGTGCTGATGTTTTGGCCGTTGATCGTGCCCTTCACGGTCACGATGGAGCCTTCGGACTCGATCTCTTCCTCGTTGAAGCTCACGGTGCCGGGGATGAGCGAGACAGCGCCAGTTTTGGCGCGGCGGCGCACGATGGTGGACGCGTTGGTCTGCGACAGGGTGCGCAGTGCGGTGTAGCCGGGCGTGCCGATCATGTCGGCGTCCATTTCAAACGTGCGCTGCACCGCGGTGAAGCCGTCGTTGATGGAGACTTCCACGTCAGACTCGCTGAACTTCACGGCCACCTGCTTGGCGTCGCCGCCGCTGCTGGCGTGCTTCATGGTGCGGTCCAGGTCCACCCAGGTGGTGACCTTGCGCACCGTGCCAGCGCCGCCGCCAGGGGTGTACTGTTCCTGGTTGCTGGTGTCGCATTCCTGCAGGGTGAAGGCGTCAGCGGTGGGGTTCTTGACCTTGAACGCGCGGTAGTTCAAGCGGCCCCAGCTGGAGAAGACCAGGACGATATCGCCAGCGGTGTAGCCGTGGGCTACGCTGTTGACGACTGCTTCTGCAGCATTGCTGATGCTGGTGATGGTTTTGGCGGGTGCCAGAACGGTGGCAACCGATGTGATGGTGCCGGAAGGGGTGCGTGCCATGTTGGGCCTTTCGAAGAAAAAAGCCCCGTGAGGGGCGGAATTTCTGCGAGGCGCATGGCGTCGAGGCCGCAAGGGCGTGGACTACCGCGAGGCAGGGGGATGGGGAAACGGGTTCAGGGCTGGCGCTGCTGCTCCAGCCAGCGCTCCCAGGCGCTGAGGCAGCCTTTGAGCAAGCGGATCAGCGTCTGGTGGAGTTCACGGGTGGTGGGGTTCATGGCGTTGTTGGCAATGACAAGGTGGCGCGACTTACAAAATCTGCGTCGCCGATGAAGATGGCAAGCGAGCGCGGCGCGAAACCTGAGCTGCTCAGGGAGCCGCCAGCACCTACGCGAATTTCGACAAAGCTGGGCTCACCCAGCGCCGACTCTTGCTTCGCTGCCAACGGATGCTGTGAGCTTTCAACCGCGTCAGCCAGGCGGCGCAACCGTTCAGCAATGCACCGGTTGCCAGGCAGGGGGGTTGTTTCATTTCGCATAAGCACCTCCTGCACGGCTACCGTGGCAGCCACATCGAATAGTCCTGCCGCGCGCCGCGCAGGCCGGTGTCGTCGTCAACCACCGACACGCGGGCACCCAGGCGGGTGGCCTGCACGGGGGTGGGGGCGGCCAGCAAGGCGTCTTCCACCTGCTTGGCCAGCGCGGTGCTTTGGTCGCGCTCAGCGCTCCAGCAGGTGATTTGCATGCGGGCGTTTTCCAGGTCGGCGGGCTTGCCTTCCTGGTGGTCTACCGCCAGGCCGCCTACCTGCTGGTAGACGATGCGGGGCAGGCCTGCGCCTTCGGGGGCAAAGTCTGGATAGCACTCGCCAGCCACCAAGCCGCCCAGCAGGGTGATGAGGGTGGAATCGGGCGTCATGTGGGCAGGGCTTTCTTCAGTTGCTCGGCCATGGCGGCCTGCATGGCGGCGATGGCTTTGCTGCGGGCGGCGTCGTAGCCGGGCCGCAGGAAGGGCTGGGCGGCCATCTTGGCGGTGCCAAACTCCAGAAACTGGCCGTAGAACGCGTTGGACTTGTTCCAGCTCACGCGGTAGTAGGACGCCTCGGCGCTGGATTCGTCCTGCGCGTAGGCCTGGTAGATGGCGCGGCGCAGGTTGCCGGGGGTGTAGACCTTTTTGCCGCTTTTGTGCGGCTTGGCCGACATGGGCACCCGTGCGCGCACCTCTTCGTACAGCACCTGGGCGCCGGCCTGCGCCACGGGGCGGGTGGCGGCCTTGGCAGCTTTGGTGATTTTGTCGAGCTGGGCGGCCACGCCGCTGAAGTCGAATTCGGCGCGCAGCGTCATGTGGTCACCTTGCAGGGCAGCAGCAGGTAGGCGGGGTTGCCCTTTTGGGGCAGCACGGCCAGGATGTCGTACACCGTGCCGCCATGCTCCAGCCGCATGCCGCTGGTGATGCCGGGGCGCTTGCGGATGCGTACCGAGCACTGCACGGTGCTGGTGACGGCCCCGGCCTGGATGGCTTCGGTGCCGCTTTGGTGCACCACGTCGCCCCACACGCGGGGCGCTTCCACCACCCAGTCGTTGGGCAGTGGCTGGCCCGATGGGCTGCGCCCGCCGCCGCGCTTTTTGAGCACGAAGGGGGTGTTGAGTTTGCCGGGGTCCATGGGCTACAGGCTCCAGATGTGGTGGCCGCTGAGCAGGCCTTCGGCAAAGTCTTGCGGCACGGCCGGGCGGTCGCTGCTACGGGCGCGGTTTTCGTACAGGTCGCTCAAGGCCAGCTTGATCCAGTGCACGATGGGTGCGGGCACGGCTGCGGCCGTGGTGCCGTAGCCCGCCTGGTACTGCACTACCACCCCGCCGGGCTGGCTGCGGTGGGCTGGCCAGCCCTTGCCATAAGCGGGCCACAGCAGGCCGGGTTCGCTGCCGGGTTGCAGGGTGTACTCCGTGGGGGCAAGGGTTTGCTGCACCCCGTCGGTGTCGAGGTACTTCACCCACTCGACCGCCAGGATGCCGGGGCGGTGGAGCCGGATGGGCCCGCCGCCGCACGGGAAGCCGTGCAGCACGCACTGCAGGGTGGTTTGCAGCAGGGTGCGCTGCAGCCGGTCTTCAGCCGCCTGGCGGGCCACGGTGATGAGGGCGCTGATGTAGGCGTCGTTGCCCGCATCGTCCAGCGTCTCATTCAGGTGGGTTTTGGCGTCCTGGAGCGTGAGCGGCTCCACGGTGGCGTCGGTGATTTTGATGGTGGTCATGGGGTGTGTTCCGCCTTTGGCATACGCCCACCGGGCGGTGGGCGCATGGCGAAGGGAGATCAGGGCTGAGGCGTGTTGTCGGGGCTTACCCCTTCACCAGCAGCGCCCGGCTCTGCCGTGGTCTTGGCGGCAGCGTCCGCAGCATCGCGGTCGGCCTGCGCCTGGGCATCTCGTGCCGCTTTGTCTGCGGCTTCTTGGGCTTCGCGGTCGGCCTTTTCATGAGCCTCCCGCGCGGCCTTGGCAGCCTTTGATTCAGGCGCTGGCTTAGGCACCTCAGCCTCGCCGCGCGACTTCATGAGCAGCAAGGCTTCGGACTCGGGGTACAGGTTGCCTGCTGCGTAGACCTTTGCGCCGCCCTGGTAGAAGTCCACCAGGGCGCGCAGCAGCTTGGGTGCGGCGCTCGCCATGACGCGATCAGCCCACCAGCTGCACTACGCTGGACAAGTCCACCGTGGAGGCGTTACCCATGCGGGGTTGGCCCAGGATGACCGCACCAACCGGCCCGCCCGCTGTGCTGCCAGTGACCACGCCCAGCTTGATGGCGCGTTTGCCGCTGGCCAGCAAGTCTTCGGCGCGCACGTTGATCACGATCTGCTTGTTGTCGTTGTTGCTTGCGTGCGCGGCAATCTGCGCGGCGCTGTTGGTGGTGAGAACCACCGCGTTATTGCCATCGGTATCGCAGGCGTAGACCTTGACGTCGATGGTTTCCGCAGCCATGTCGCCCAGAGCCACCACGGCCAAGACCTGAATGTGGGAGCCCATGTCCACCACAGTGGAGAAGCGCTCGACGTTGACGGTGGCCGCGGGGGACAGCACGCCCACGAGCGGGAGCAGTTCCCGCAGCTTTGCATTGAGTTGCATGATGGTTTTCCTATAAACGGAGGATCAAAACGGGAGGAAGACAGACCGCCGCAGCGGCCTGCTTATTCAGCTGCCTGGATCTATCAGGCGCGAGGGTCCAGCACCACGAACGGCGACAGGGTTGCTGTGCCGTTGTTCGGTGTGATGGGCTTGGTGACCAGCGGCTGCCCGGCCACGCGGAAGATCGCGCGGAAGGCTGTGAGGCCCAAGTCAAACCACAGGTGCATGCTAGTGGCCGTCTCGATGCCACCTGCCTTGGTGATGGTGCGGTAGCTCTTCCAGTCCACCAGCGCAATGTCGCCCTGCGCGCCCACTGTGGGGTTGTGCTGGGTGACCATCACTGGGCGGCCGAGCAACGTGCCGTAGCCAAAGTCGCCGCCCACAGGGTTGTAAATGGCCGAGTTGGTGCCCACCTGCCCGTACGCCAGTTCGTCCAGCTGGGGCAACACATCGTTGTTGATCATCCAGAAGGCGCGACGGTAACTGGCGGGCGCCATGCGGGCGCGCATCTTGGTGATGTTCTGACGCACCACAGTACCACCGCCCTGGCCCGATTCTTTAGCAACAGAAACCATTGCGCCACCGAGGAAGAACCCACGCGGCTTGCCGATACCATCGCCGCCCCACAGTGCTTCGTTGGTGCGCCAGTTCATCGCCACCGGCGTTTGCGCGTTGAGGTACGAGCCGATGGCACCGCTATCAGCCAGCAGTTCATCCGTCACGGGCACCAGACAGGTGAGCTTTTGCAAGCGCAGCTGCATGGGGTCCAGCGCAGGCTTGCTCTTGGCCATCTCGGCGGCTTCGTTGGTCCAGAACGCCTTGATACCGCTGCTGCCCCATGGAGTGGTTTCGTCCACGGGGAAGGCCATGCTGTTGCCGGTGACTGGGGTGCTGTCGGTATAAGGCAGCAACGCATCCACCTGGTTCTGGCTGGCCTGGAAGATGTTCTGGCTGTACTCCACAGGCACCAGGAAGCCGCCATCAGAGCCCGTCGATTCATTGGCAAAGTTGCTGCCTGGCGCTGCTGCGTTGAAGATCAGCCGGTCGTCGCGCATTTGGTGGCCGTTGGCAGCGGCGACGCTGGCCGCATGCACCGCGCTGGCAAACTCGCCCATGGTGCGGAAGCCGCCACGGGGATCTGCGGTGCGATTGTCTTCAACGCTGATGCGGCCGTCTGGCACTTCGACCGTTGTACCAGTTCGGGTCGCGTCCAAGCTGGCGCGCACGCGGGCGATATCGCCGTCCAGCGTCTTGATCTTGTCGGCGCTGGCGTCGAACTGGGTGCGCTCTTCTGCGGTGAGCATGCCGTCGTCTCGCGCCTCGGCGGCGGCGGTGATGGCCGCCATGGCGTCCAGCGTGGATTTGCGGGAGGCCAGCAGTGCGTTGAGCTGTTTGATGCTACCTGCGCCTGCGAAGGCCAGCAGGTGGCCCGCACTGAGATCAGGCAGCAGCAAGGCATGGGCTTGCGCCAGGTCAGGAGCAGATGCTGCAAATGCAGCACCAACCGCGCAGGCAGCGATGGCAACGAAGGCCAGGAGGGAGCGGAAGCTGAAGAGTTTCATGTGTGTCTTTCAGAAATGACAAAGCCCGCACGAGGCGGGCCGGAACGGGGTGGGTTTGACAGCTGCCAGGCTTTGGCCTGCACCGCCCGGCCAACGGGCCGGACGGCGGTGCGGCGCTGTCGTGCCGCGTGCTTGGTGAGGGCTTACGCCCCTGCGTTCAGAATCTGCAGCCGGGCCGCAGCGGTGGATGCGCTCAAGGCGCCTGAGCGCCGGGACGTGTTGCGGCTTTGCTCGGCAACGACCTGGTCGAGCGTTGCGATGCGGTTGGCCATGCCTGCCGTCACCGCATCACGCGCCAGCAACATGCGGCCCTGGCCAAACTCAGGCCCCCGCACGGTCTCCACACTCACGCCGCGCCCTCGCGCTACGGCGCGGACAAAGGCGCTATAGAACTGGTCAACCATGGCCTGGGTGTGCTCTAGGGCTTCGCCTTCGAGCGGTCCGGTGTCGTTGCCTTCGACCTTGTATTTGCCCGCGTGAACGTAGGTGCGCTTGACGCCTTCGGTGGCGTACTTTTGCGAGCGGTCTTCGTGCATCATGAATGCGCCGATGCTGCCCACCGCGCCGCTGGGTGTGATGACCACTTCGCTGGCCTGCGATGCAATCCAATAGCCGCCGCTGGCCGCCTGAGCGTTGACCACGGCAATCACGGGCTTGCTGGCGCGGGCCTTAAAAATGGCCTCGCCTACCTCTTGCACACCGAATACCGAGCCGCCTGGGCTATCAATGTCGAGCACGATGCTTTTGACGTCAGGGTTAACTTCCAGGGCGCGGACCTGGGTCGCCAGCTCTTCGGTACTGGTCATGGTGGTGCTGGCGGCCTTGGCGTGTGCGCGGTGCGTGAGCACGCCATACACCGGCAGCACGGCCACCGCACCGCCTGATGCCTGGGCGGCCTGTTCGCGGCGCTGGGCAGCAATGCGGGGGGCATCACCCACCGCTGCCTGGATTTGGTCGGGCGTAAGACGCCCGCCAGATGCCCAGCGCTCCAGGATTATTTCCATCTGTTTGTGGATGGCGGGGTCCAGTGCCCAGGGGGTGGAGTAAAACTCTGCCAACAGTAGCAACATGGCTATCCTTCCAGCCGCATGAGTGCGGCGACTTGTCCGTTGATCCAGCCCTGCGCGTCCAGCTCAGGGGTTAGCTGCATAGCACCGGCCCGCTGCAGCGCTTCGGCCACGTAGCCTTCGGCTGCGCGAATGGGCACCGCGAGTACTTCGGCCACAAAGCGGTCATGCCCGGTAAAGGCTGCATGCAGCGGCTGGCCGGTTTTGGCTGCGGTTTGCAGAATGCCCACCTCTTTGCGCGCAATGCGTGCAGCTGCAGCACCAAGCAAAGCAGCCGCCCGCCCTGCCCCACCGCGCGGCAGCATGGCCGCGCCGGCGGTCGCCATGTTCAGCGGTTGCAGTGGTTCGTCCAGGCCGGGCAGTGGGTTGCGGTTTTCAAGCTGGCGGGCTTCGTTGCGGGTCATCCACCCGTCTTTGATGGCCTTGCCGTAGGCTTCGTAGCGGGTGGCGGTGTCGCCCCGCAGCAGCACTTCCAAAAGCAGCTCTATGAACTGCTCTTCGTCCACGATCATGTCGCGGGCAATGGTCTGCTCCCAACTTACAGCCAGCGGCAGCACGCAGTCGGTCACGAACTCAATGTTCATGTGCTCTACGTTGGCCCAGGTGGCCCGGTCCATGATGCCGATTTTGTGGGGCGGCATGCGCCACAGGCCGCAGATGTCCACTTCGCTGTACTTGCGAAAGTCAAGCCACTGCGAGTCTGTGTTGTTCACACCCAGCTCGGCAATCTCCATGCCCCGGTCAAGCACTGCGGGCCGACCGTGATTTGCGCCACCGTAGGACGCCTGCCATTCGTTGCGGAAGTTCTTGCGCGCTTCGTTGTCCTTGAATGGTTGCGGCACCTTGATATAGAACGGGGGGCGTGCATCGTTGTTCCAGAATCGGCTGCCAAAGTCACGCGCCGCAATGGCGCTGCCGATGGCTTCTCGCTCTGCCTGGATGGGGTTGATGCCCACAAAGCCGTCCAGGCTCAGGCCGACAAGGTGGAACATTTCACCGGGCAGCAATGTCTCTGCCCGTGCGCCGTTGGCGGCCTGCACCTTGTAGCGCGGCAGCCCGTTTTCTCCGACCTCTACCGTTACCCGATCAGGGTGCAGTGGCACCATCGCTTCGGGCTTGCCATCGTCGCCCCAGTAAATGCGGGCATAGCCGTTGCCCCGCAGCGAGCGGTGCGCCTCCAGCATCTGCCGGAATTGCATGGGCGTTTGCCATTCGTTGGGGCGGGTGCTGAAGATGCGCGCCACCGGGTCGTCGCGCACCCTGTCACGCTGCTGGCCGTTGGCCATGCGGTACATGTGCGCCGACAAGGTGCCCATGGTCTGGCTGATGACGTTGATCACCTTGTACACAGTGCTCAGCCGCATCGCTGTGTCGGCGGTCACCACTGCGCCAGACTTTGTGCCCCCCAGCGCCGCGCCCGGCTGAAACCAAAAGTCATCGGTAGGGTCGCGGTCTGAAGTTGACGCTTGCAGGTTAGTCAGAAACATGGCTTTCCTTCTTTGGCGTCGGTGCCTTCACGCCTGCCCAGCGCGCCAGCAGGATGGTGATGACCAGCAGCAGCAGCCCGCCTGCCAGCAGTCCGGCCGCAAGGGAGTGCAGCCCTGTCACCCCAGCCACGGTGAGCAGCCAGCCGATGGCGAGGCAGGCGTTGAAGATATTGCTGTTCATATGAAGGTGAAGTCACTACCAATAGATTCATCAGGCTTGTTTGCCAGGGCACGGCCCAATGCCATGAGCATGGCCATGGGGCCGTCGATCTTGTTCTCGGGCCGCTCTTTGGTGGGGGCCATCAGTTCGTTGAACTTGGATTGCTTCACCACCAGGTTGCTGACCATCCAGCCCATCACGGGGTTGCCGTCGTGCTGCAGCTTGCCTTCGCGCACCATGTTTTCCACCTGGATCAATACCGGGGTGAAGAACACGGCGCGCTGGGCGATTTCGACGAGCGGCAGGCCTTCTTCGATGAGCTTGCCCGCGAAGTACATGGACAGGGCCGGGTCGAATGCGATCTCTTGCACGTCGAAGCGGCGGCAGTACTTGCGCATGTCGTCGGCCACCACGTCGAAGTCGGTGAGGTCGCCATCGGTGACCACCACGTAGCCCTGGCGCGCCCAGCCTGCCAGGTGGGCGTTGCCGCTTTCCTGAATGGCGAGGTCGTTCAAGTACAGACGTGTGCACACGCGCCACTTGTCGGCGGCCTCGTCGTGCCAGGCCAGGGAGAGCGCGGCAAAGTCCTTTTTCTGCGCGAGGTCGAGGCCCATGTAGACCTTGGCCCCGTCAGGGATGGTGTCGATGTGCGCTGCCTTGGCGCCGCAGCGCTCCCAGGCACGCATGTCCATCCAGGGGCTTTCGCCGCTGACCCACACGTTCAGGCGCTTGGTCAGGAAGTTGCTGAGGGCGCTGGGCATGGCCTGCGCCTTGCTGGCCTGGGCCATCAGTTCGTCGAGCTGGACCGACTTGCCCAGGTTGGGGTTGGCCTTGATCCACACGGCGGGGTCGAAGTGGTCGTCGCCTTCGTCCAGCGTGTAGATGATGCCGAACACGCGTTCGTCCTGCACCACGCGGTCGAGTATCTTGGTGACGTGGGTGCGGCGCTCGTAGCAGATGCCGCTGCGGTCGGTGCCTGCGGTGGTGATGGTCCACAGCAGTGACTGCTCGCGGGCGCCACGGGCGCTGTCGATTACGTCGTACACGGCGCGGGTCTTGTGCGCGTGCAGCTCATCGAGCAGGGCGAAGTGCACGTTCAGGCCGTCGAGCGTGCTGCCTTCGGCTGCCAGCGGGGCGGCCTTGCTGCTGGTGTGGGCCACCGTGAGGCTGTGCTGCATGATGGCCACGCCCAGGTGGGTGCGCAGGCCGGGTGAGCGCTCGGCCATGGCCTTGGCGTCATCGAACACGATGCGCGCCTGGTCGCGGGTGGTGGCGGCGGTGTAGCACTCTGCGCCATGTTCACCGTCTGCGGCCAGCATGTACAGCAGCAGGGCCGAGCCCTTGGCGCTTTTGCCGTTCTTGCGGGCTTCTTCCTCGTACGCTTCCAGGAAGCGGCGCAGGCGGGTTTCGTGGTGCACCCAGCCAAAGACGGTGGTGAGGATGAAGCACTGCCAGGGCTCCAGCTCCAGCAGCCGCCCTTCGCGGGCCCACTTGCCCTTGATGTGGGGCAGCAGTTCAGCAAAGGCACAGGGGCGCGCTGCCATCTCGGCATCGAACACCCAGGGCCAGTCTTCGCTGCGCTCGCGCAGCAGGTCATCCGCCTGGCGCTGCACAGCGAGGCGGGTCCATTTGCAGGTGGGAATGGCCCCGCTGAGCACATCGCGCATGTACTGCTGCGCGCGCTCAACGTATTCATTCATGGTGCTATCGATTCGGGTTGGTGAACATTGCGAAGCCTTGCGGCTTTGTCTCGGGCTTGGGGTCGATTCCTGGCAGCGTGGGCTGCACGTAGTTGCTGGCCTGCACCCGGCCACGGGCCGCAGGGCTCAGGCCGAAGTGCATCAGGTAGCGGTTGAGCTGCTCGCGGTGCTTGCCTATGAGCTGGACGATCACGCTCTGCTGGGCGTAGCCCGATGGTGTGGTGGCGTAGCTGGCCTCGTACACCGCATCGGCGTAGTCCATGCCTGCGTTCACCTTCGCTTGCACCTTACCGTTGAAGGCCATCTCCAGCTCAGCCAGTCGCCCGGCTGCCTGGCAGTACAGCGCCAGGGCGGCCCGATCCAAGCCGCTGATAAGGCCCAGCTCCTCCAGCAGCGGTGTGATGCGCTTCCATTCCTTGCGCGCCTCAGCGCCCAGGTGCTTAGGCGGGCTGGGAATTTCAATGCGGGGGTTCACCCCGGCCGCCAGGTCAAGCGGGCGCTTGCCTGCGTTGCCTTCCAGCACCCGCAACGCCACGGGCTTCGGCAGTGGTCCGCGTGTTCCGGTCATTCCTGTATCTCCTATGTCACCCGTCAGGGGAGTACCCCCCCTCCCAAAACCCGCGCACGCAAAAATCTGATTAGCGGTCGGTTTCCGGGGTGTGGGGCTGAAACTTTCGACCTCCCCCTCCCCCTTCGGGCCTGGGCGTGTGGTCAGGGCTCGGTGTACCCGCGCCACGC